CTTCATAGAACTCATCTTGTTTCAGAAGGTGATCTATCTCTTCTTGATCGGCGTCGCGCCAAGCGCTGTGCTCTTTGCCTAGCTTTTTGAACGGCAACTGTAATGAATTTAATATTACAGTTTCGCGTTTTATCTTCATAGGCTCTTCGCCTTCAATGTCGTGCCATTGCTCCCATGTCATGTTGGTGTCGAACGTCGCAACGCCGCGAATATACGTGCAGTCACCATCATCCCACCATTCAAAGCCAAATTTTATCTCATTCATTGAAGCACCCACAGTAGAAGAATGAATATAGACGGAATCAACACGCTTACGCTGGCGGCTAGGCCGATGACATAGAGCGCGTGTTTCATTTGCGGTCGGCCTCGATAAGAGCAAGGATGCGGGTCGCGTGGCGCTTGCCGCGCAATATGCGTTCCATCAGTTTGTATGGCAGATCGCCAGCGCTCAAGTTGACGTTGTTGGCTGTGATTCGCGTGAACTCAAAGCCCTTCTCTTCGTCTGGTATCGCGTCGCACGACCCGCCTTCGAATATGTAAGTTATCAATGAACTAATCCTGGCATGAGGTTGGTGAAGATAACGACCGCGATTAACGCGGTCGCTAGGTTGAGTAAAGTGGCGATGGGGTTCATTTGTAGAACCCCAGACCGGCTGCTTGGATCTTGTGCGCGAGCGCGATGATTGCTTCTGCGCCTGGATACATGCACACCGCGAATGGGTGCTTCTTGTTGTAGTTGACCAGCGCGCAGGCAGCGCGGAAGGTCTTGTCGTGGTTGCCGGAAGCGTAGGCGTTTTTGAGGTTTTGGATCTTGCCGTTCATGTGAGTGATTCCTGTATTGGACTGTCGATGGTGTAGTTATACACATGTTTAAAAGATACGTCAAATACTTTTTTACAGAAAAGTTGCGACCGCTCAAAATGAGCGGTGCAACGTAACGGACTCAGCCAGTTTAGATGTGCGGCCTTTGAACTGTGGCGCGCTCATGTTGTGCAGGAAAGCGTAAGCCAAGTTTTGCGCGTCGCGCTGATGATGGGCGAGCTGATAGGCGTGCGATAGCTCAAGGCCCATGCGGTGCATAAAGTCGATCCAGCGGTCTTGGTCGATCTTGGCGAAGATCTCTGCGGCTTTGGTTATCTTGTCATTGGCGATCTCGCGGCGGCAGAATACGAAGTCACCGCCAAAGCTAACCTCTTCACCGTTCATCATGTGATTGTGATAGCCTTTATAGTCTGTCATGCCGTCGAAGTAGCCGCCCTGGAACGTCTTAGCGATGGCGTCAACTTGCGCCGCTGTTGGCCCCTCTTGCCAGCTCACGTTGATTGATGAGCCGCCTGCGTATTTGTCAGTGCGGACAGAGAACTTGATCTCCGGGAACGCCTCTTTGAGAGCTGCGCGGATCAGTTTAGCGGTTTCGGTTACTGCGATGTATTTGGTCATTGTCGTGTGTCCTTTACGTTTGATGTTTGTAGTTATACACATGTGCACAACTAGTGTCAATAGTTATTTTACACAAAATAAGATATTTTTTTACGGTGTGGGCGGTGTTAAGTAATAAAAATGCGGTGTTGGGTAGTGAAAATGCGGTGTTGGGTAGTGGTTTGGCGGTGGTTGGGTTGAGGCAACTGTCTGTTAATGAACCCGTTTGTCGAGTTGGGTATATATATGATTAAAAATCAATTTAAAAATATTGTTATACTATTGTGCAGTGCAGCGCAAAACTTACCAGCAACTTTTTGGGCACTACCCAAACTACCCAACTCGCCAAACTCATTAACTTTTGGTAATGTTTGGTAAGGCGCGACACGGACGTTGAAAGCGATGTGAGGTGCGTTGAAAGCCAAAAACCAGGCTTCGCCCCCTCTCTTACGCAAAAACGCAGCCAGGGAATTCCCTCGCTGCGTCAATAAAGACGCAGTAACATAAAGCGCGCGCGCCGTCAAGTTTACGTAAACTAAGTTTACAATCACGACGCGCCCGCGCTGGCAGTCGCTCGCCTGGTAGCTACATGATGAGTGCGCGCAGTGCGCGCCGCCAAGCGATCTTTAGTTTACATTCAGTAAGCGCGCACCGCTTTGTTTACATAAACACGTTTACAGCAAACAAGCGCGCGCTCGCGTCAATAGAACAAAGCGCGCACATTAACTGCCACACATTTGTTTACATAAACACGTTTACGTAAACAAAGCTGCATGATTGTAAACTGTTTACATTCAACCCCGCCGTTTACATAAACATGTTTACGTAAACATTAAGTTTACATTTGTTTACATTCAGCTCCGTGTTTACATAAACTTAGTTTACATTCAGCTCGGCCAGGGGGACTGGGCCTTGGGGATGGTGGGAATATCTATATAGGGATTGAGCAAACTTTTTTTATTTTTATTTTTTTCACCTCATGGTAAAGAACCTTATGACATTCCAGTCTCTGCCATACGAGCCTCGCCGCATAGAGGCGACGGAAAAGAATCTAGAGTTGATTTACGACGCTGCGCGCAAAGGCTTGAAGGGCGACGCCCTAGCCTATGCGGCTGGCATGACGCCGCAAGAATATCGGCGATTGATACAGCTTGACCCGATAGCTGAGTATGCCGAATACAAGGGCCGCGCTGAAGGTGAGGCGGAAATGGCTGCGGTGCTCCGCACAGCGGCGTTAGCGGGCGATAGCAAAGCCGCGCTTGAGATGCTGAAGCACGCACATGGCTGGGTAGCCAAACAGGCTGTCAGCGTAGAAGTTAACCAGACGATCAGCATCACGGCGGCGCTTCAAGAGGCGCAGCAACGAGTCATCGAAGGGCAGATAATAGATGCAAACGACTATATACAGCCCGGAGGAAGAACAGCGTTTGATGGCGACGCTGTGGAATCCAGCGCTGAAAAACGATCCGCTGGCCTTCGTCAGATTAGCCTTCCCGTGGAAGAAACCGAATACGCCCCTTGAGCACTTTGAAGGCCCGCGTAAATGGCAACGGGAAATTCTGACAGAATTACGCGAGCACATCAAAGCTAACGACGGCAAGATAGACTTTGAGACGCTGCGGATGGCGGTGTCATCTGGGCGCGGAATCGGTAAGTCCGCCTTAGTGTCATGGCTAACGATCTGGATGCTGACGACAAGAATAGGATCGACGACTATTGTGTCGGCTAACTCTGAGGCGCAGCTCCGTAGCGTCACCTGGGCTGAGATTACCAAGTGGCTAAGTATGTCGATACACAGCCACTGGTTTGAGGTGTCCGCGACGCGAGTCCTACCGGCGAAGTGGATAGCGGAGCTGGTCGAACGAGATCTTAAAATGGGAACGCGCTATTGGGGCGTAGAAGGGCGGTTGTGGAGTGCAGAGAATCCTGACGCATATGCTGGCGTGCATAACTTCGCGGGTGTCATGCTGGTATTCGATGAGGCGAGCGGAATTGATGATAGTATCTGGTCAGTTGCAGCGGGCTTTTTTACGGAAAATACCCCTAATCGCTTTTGGTTGTGCTTCAGCAACCCCCGTCGTAACTCTGGTTACTTTTATGAGTGTTTTAACTCCAAGCGAGACTTTTGGCGAAATAAAATTGTCGATGCCCGCTCCGTCGAAGGCACGGATAAGGCCGTCTACCAACAGATCATTGACGAGTATGGCCCCGACTCAAGCGCAGCGCACGTCGAGGTCTACGGTCAGTTCCCCAACGCCAGCGACGACCAGTTCATCGGAAACGCGCTGGTTGACGAGGCAATGGAACGTCCCGCTATATCCGACCAGTCCGCGCCCATCGTGGTCGGAGTGGATCCAGCACGCTTTGGTGCCGACGCCACCGTCATCGCCATAAGGCAGGGGCGCGACATCATCGGAATCAAGCGCTACAGAGGCGACGACACGATGGAGGTCGTTGGACGAGTGATAGATACAATAGAGGAATACAAACCAGCCTTGGTCGTAATAGATGAGGGCGGACTCGGCGCAGGCGTCGTGGATCGGTTGAAGGAACAGCGATACAAGGTGCGCGGGGTAAACTTTGGCAATAAGTCAACGAAGCCCATGATGTATGGCAACAAGCGCGCTGAGATGTGGGGCGCGATGAAGGACTGGCTGAAGGACGCGAGCATACCGAAGGACAGGTATCTGAAGTCAGACCTGATCGGGCCTATGATGAAGCCGGACTCGAAAGGGACGATCTTCCTAGAATCCAAGAAGGATATGAAAAGCAGAGGGCTGGCGTCGCCTGACGCAGCGGACGCTATAGCGGTAACCTTCGCATTTCCTGTCGCCAGACGCGAGCAACGAGTAGACAACCAGCGCCGCGTCAGCTATGGTCAAGGCTCCGCATCGTCTGGTTGGATGGCAAGTTAATGGTATCATTATCTGTTGGTCGTGGCGAGAAGCTATCGACAAAAGCGGGCGCTGGTCTGACGGCTAAAGGCCGTGCTAAGTATAACAAGGCCACGGGTAGCAAGCTGAAAGCACCTGCACCTAATCCTAAATCTGAGGCAGACAAGGGCCGTAAGGCGAGCTTCTGCGCGCGTATGGGCGGCGTAGTCGCTAAGTCTAAGAACGCTGAACGCGCTAAAGCATCTATGAAGAGGTGGAACTGTGGCAAGTAAGCCGGGACTTTACAGTAATATTCATGCTAAACGCGCACGCATCGCAGCCGGATCGGGCGAGAAGATGCGTAAAGTTGGGTCTAAGGGCGCACCAACAGCCAAGGCGTTCAAAGAGTCTGCTAAGACGAGGAAGAAATAATGCCATTAGTCAAGTCATCATC